TTTATCATGAAACAAAAAAAAATAATGAGTGTCGAAGAATTACGTCAGAAACTTAGTGACCGCAGATTAGCAGTGGTCGCAGAGAGAATCGGTATGACATACGCTTGTTTATCAAGGATTATGCGTGGTGGGCAACCGACAAAAAGAACCATCACAAAGGTTCAAGAATACTTAGAAAAGAATAATGGCTGACCCTTTTTCAAGAATCAGCCACAAAGCAATATCAGTAGAGGTAATACTGATGTTGCCTTTATGACAAAAAAATTTAATAAAGGCAATAGCAATAACATCATGGAGGTAATAGATGAGTTTTGAAGCAGTAAATTGGGCTTGGAAGCAAAAGAGCCTTAAACCATTCCAAAAATTAATATTAGTCGCATTAGCAGATCGGCACAATCCAGATCACGGTTGTTTCCCTAGCATCAATACAATCATTGAGGACACAGGGATTAGTCGCTCATCTGTTTTAAGAACATTAGGGCAGCTACAAGATATTGGTTTGATAAGAAAAGAAGCAGCTTTTCGCGACAACAAAAGCCAAACTTCTAATAGGTATATATTTGCCTTTGAGGGAGTTTCAGAGAGCGACCCACCCCATGTCACTCTGACACCCCTCTCAGTCTCACAGAGACACCCCA